CTATCCTTTTTATTGTACACCGTATCCATTTCCCAGTGCCCAAACTCCTCCCGGTTCTTTACTCTCTCCGGTCTGCGTTCGATGCTCTCACCGGCAGATGCCCTGGCCTGGTCTTTCCTTGTCTTTACCTTTTTGTACCCCTGCTTTTTCTTCCCGCGCCGCGGCAAATCCACCTGTGTGATACGCAGGAATATCCCTTTTTTGATATAGCTGTAAATGGTTGCTACGGAAACAGAGGTCTTGAATGTCCGGCCCTCCATCTTTGCATACCCCAGTACAGCGGCAGGGCTGCAATCGTTGGCGATGATCGTCTCCTCGATGTATCGGGCCAATTCGTGATCTGCTCCAATCTTCAAGTCTGGCCCTTTTTCCCGTAAGTGATTTTGATACCGCTCCTCTGCGATGTCCGGGCTGTACGCCGTCACCATCTCCCAGGTGTCCCCATCCAGCCGCTCATATTCTCCCCGCTTCAATTCCCGGTAGACGGTGGAGATGTGGACGCGCAGCTTATCCGCGATCTCTCTCGGCTTCATCCCTTTGTTCAGCCACCGTTCCATTCTCAGCCTGTCGTTCTTTGTCAGGTGCTTAAATGTGCGTTCCTTGGCCTGCACTGTAATACCTCCTCCCGTGCATCCCGGCGGGCGGTTTCCGGTTTCCCGGTTCCGTTCCGCTTGTCTTGTTTTGTCGCATTTTACACCCTTATGATACCCAATATTTCCCCGCTCCGCAATAGTTATTTTCACTGTTGCGTGTATAATGAAAAATCCCCCGGCTACCGCACCTGTAAGTGTGATAGCCGGGGGACATCTTTACTCTGTTTTTCTCTTTTCCCAGTTAATAATCTGCTCCAGCGCCTCTCGCAGTTTGTCATATCCAAACATAGCGGCGTAGGCGACGAACAAGCCCAGGGCTACTGCTCCGGCCACCATGTACCAGGTGACGGCCCACGCCATGATCTGACAGGCTGCGAAGAACGCCAGAAGGGTCACGGCCATCGCCACAAGAAAGGCCAGAATGTTGGTGGGTATCTTTTCCCAGGTGAGCTTTTTGAGAACCTGGGTGATGATGTTGGTGACCACCGTCAGGATAAGAGCCGCCAGCAGAACAGCGGATACCGCCAGGGGAATGTACTGCATAATGTTATCCATGTGTATACCCTCCTATTACACTTTCGTCAAATGCTTCTTGTCAACCGCGCCGGTGATAGCCCCGCTTTTCAGCGTGGATACCACCACGCGGTTCCCGTCAATGCCGCGCACATACAGCTTTGCGGCATATACCCATGCAGCAAACTTGCGCATGGTGCCGTAGATCGTTGCCGACTTGTCCATCTTCACCCGGTCGCCCACAGCAAGGGCTGCGTCAGCAGATGCCGTGGCCGCGATGTCGTCCTCGTCTACCCATCCATACACAGAAGTGCCCACCACATGATAGGGGTGCTTGCTTCCCGGATTGATGGCCGTCACCTTTGCCTCGCACGGCTTGCAGTTCTTTCCCGTCGCCGCATTGGAGCTGGTGTAGTGCTTCTTCGCCAGAGATTGCACCATCTGGCCCACCTTGTATTTCAGCGCTTCGGTTGCGCCTCCGGTTGTCGGCGGGTTCGGTGCCGGGGTTGTCGTGGTGCTTCCGCTCACAGCCGGGTTATAGATAAAGCCCAGGAAAGTGTACCCGCTCCCGGCTCCCCAGTTCCCTGCACCTTTCTTCCGGCGCTTTGTCCAGAACGGGGTTTTGCTTCCGTATCCGCTTTCGCTGGTCACGATCTCAGTTGCACTGATGATCTGCTCCACGATTGCCACATGACCCGCTCCATCCGATCCGTTCAGCGTCGCTCCCTTGCGCCACACCATGCAGGCCCCCAGCTTCGGCTCCTGACCTACGGCCAGGCCCCCGGCAAACTGGATAAAGTTTTCGGCGTTCACGGGCCGCAGATATTTGCAGCACCCGTAACCGCCGATCTCATTAAATCGCCCATAGGCATAGCCCACGCAGTTGGAAAGGGTGTTGCACAGCGCGTCCACCGGCTTTCCCTTGATGGCGTCCGACCATCCTCCGCTCGCCTTGGTGATGTAATATTTGTTGCCCGCCTCCGGTCGGGTCAGTCTCGGCTTGAATGTTCCCACAGCTTGTCCCTCCTTGGGTTTTGCGTACCTGTCATAATACTTCTGCCCGAACGAGGCCCGGCGCTTTTTCGCCGTCTCGCTCTGATCTGCCGGGCGCTCAAATTGCAGCAGGACTGCATCTGATGCCTGCCGGACGCTTCCCGCCGTTTTCAGCATGGTCAGAACAGCTTTGTAACCCTCACGCAGCTCTTTCATCAGGAAATCAAGCTGCATCTCCAGGTCTCCGATGCTCCGGCCCGCCGCCTTGGCAAAATTGAAAAGTCCCTGTTTCCGGCTCCAGTAAGTCCACTGTGCCAGCCCATAACCGGCGCAGTCCCGCACGAACCCGGTATAGGTTCCTCCGTCAACCGCCGCCGTGTATGAGGCGTCCGTCATACCCAGCTTTTTTTCGTAGGTGTTTTGCAGGTTGTCCGGTCGCAGGCCGCTTTCTGCATACAGGTTTCCCATCAGCCCAGCGGCTCCACAGTCGTTTAACCCTGCGCCTTTCAGGTAGTTCCAGATTTTTTCCTCATTGTTCCTGCCGTTCAGCACGATCTATCCCTCCTTTACGGTTCCTCTGTCTGTTGCATGGCCTGCTCCATCGCCTCCCTTTCCCGTTTCATATCCTCCCGCTGCCACCGTCTGTCCTGCCGTTTATCCTTGTTGGTCTTTATCCAGCCCAGGATACCGCACTCCCCGCCCAGTGTGGCAAACACACAGGTTACAAGGGTATCCGGCACCGAGCCGTAGACCTGGAACAGCCGTATCATGGTAACGGTAAAGATAACCAGACAAATAAAGACGAGCAGCAAGATCAAGTCCATCGTTCCGATGCGCTTCTTCTTGCGTTTCGTCTTTTTGTTCACCCGCCGCCCGGCCATCTCAGCCCTCCGGGATATGCGGGTGGGCGCTTTTGTTCAGGTGCTTGTCCAACCTCGCCAGTGCGTCCTTGCATGGCCCGTTGCACCCCTGCTCCACAAGCCCTTGCAGAGCGCCCCGCAGTCCGTAGCAGATCAAGGTCTGCTCCTCCTGCATGGCGTTGATGAACTCGTTCTGTTTCCTGTTGTTCTCCAGCACCTTGTACACGGCCACGACCGCCGCCACCAATGCCCCCAGTGCGCTCAGCAGGCTTGCTGCCTTGATGATAAAGTCCGCGTCGATGTACATTCCCTCGTCCTCCTGCGTATCAGCCCGGCCAATCGGTTCCGCCGATGGCCTCACGGTATGCCTTATCGGCTTCCGCGATCTCGTCCCGCCCGGTCTCCGTGTCGCCCAGCTCCGCCAGGCGGGTTGCCAGAACACGGATGGCTTTTGCCTGGATTTCTGTCACCGTCTCCAGTTCAGCGATGATCTGCAAATGGCTGCTCATTCTTTCGCCTCCGACCACCCGCTGACGCCGGGTTCCCACACATTCGCATCCACATCACTGACCCAGTGCTTCCCGTTGTGCGACACCTTTGCCCCCTTGGCGTAGGCGTCATGCGCTCCAAGCGGCTGGCTCCATTCCGGCCACTCCTCCGCAGGGTCAGCGGCCACAGACCACAGGCTTGCCGCCTTGTCCGGCTCCCATCCCGCCTGCGAGGTGTGCTGCTGTACGCACCGGTACAGCTTCTCTCCATAGCGCCGGTACTGGCCCACTTTGTAAGAGACCCCCGCCTGCCATTCCTCAAACAGATTTTTGTGTTCCCCGGCAGTCGTCCCGTCGATGCCGCCGGTCTCGGCCAGGGCGACAAAGGCGATCTCCGTCGCCGCCTTGGTTTCATCCAGCATCTTGGTACGGTCGATGTAGCGGTAATGCTCGCTGATGGCATAGAAGTCGTACTTCGTCCCGTCCTCGTCCTCCGCCGTCAGATAGTGCCGGTCAATGCGGCACCGGTCTGTGATCGTGTTGTCGTCGTACTCCCGAACCGTGGTCAGGTACTCCCCCTCCTCCAGCTTCGGGCCGCCAATGACTTTCAGGTTTTCACGCATCACGCCGTCGATTTCAGCGGTTCCGTACACATATTCCATCTTGCCTGCTCCTTTCTCGTATGCTCTCTTACCACGAGCTTCAATTTTCGTTGCAGCCCTGTTTCCACATACTTCTCAAAGAAATGTACATGGTTGCAGTGCTTCATTTGGCCCAGCCGTGACAATAGGCCCTGTGCCAGTTTCGGCCTGATCTTCTGGTGTTTCCGCATGGCCCGGTAACATTCTGATAGTGACTTTTTCAGCCGCACCATGTTTCGCTTTCGCAGCAGGGAAAACTTATGGCCGAACCGGTATCCCAGCGCCGCCACCGTCCGCTTTGCCGTCGGATAGAGCTGCCACTTGTTGTTCAGCTTCAACCGGCGGCCTGCAAGCCAGTCCTCAATCATGCCCCGCAGCTTTCGTAGCTTCCTTTTGTTGCGCCCGAACAGTGTCAGGTTGTCCATGTACCGCATATAGTGGTCACACAGCCCGCTGTTCCGTATCATCTGGTCAAGCGGTTGCAGTACCGTGTTGGCAAACCACTGTGAGAAAAACGCGCCAATCAGGACGCCATACTTCATCAGTCGCTCACACACATCCAGCATCCTTCGGTCTTTGACCAGCCTCCGCAGGCGGGCCATCACCGTTTCAATGGTCAGGCTGTCGTAAAAATGGTGGATGTCCAGCTCCTCTGCATACTTCGTCCCTTTCGGGTCTGTCCGCATCCATTTCTTGATTGCCTTAACGCCGTAATGGATGCCCCGGCCCTTGATGCTTCCGCAGCAGAACTTGTCCATTCCCCGCATCAGCACCGGTTCCAGAACTTGAATGACCGCATGGTGAACATACTGGTCAGGCCACAATCTCGGCTCTGATATGTCCCTCCATTTTCCGGCGCTCTTGTCCCAGCGCCGGGCTATTCTCGGTGGGGCCGCATCATATCCGTTGACGATGATCTCTCGCAGCTTCTCCACATATCCGCCGATGTCCGCCTCCACCCGCAGCACCGTTTTATTGGGCCTGTGGTGTGGGTGCCATTTATGCGTGGCATTCACCGTGAGGATTGCCAGCCTGAGATTTTCGTCTGAAATCAGTTTTTGGTATAGGTCTTTTGCTCGTTTCATACAGGATGTTTGCTCCTCCTTTTAGCCTCACGATCTTTCCACCGCTCCCGCCGGTTGCGGGAGTGTACTAAACCGTGTCCTGTTGGCTAATCTGCACCAAGGGGTGCCGAGGAAGATCACGCCCTCGCCTCTCCCCATCCGAGCAAAGCCCAGCATCAGCGGGTTTGCAAGGAAGAGGAGGAGCAGCGGAGGAAGTAAGCCCTGGCCCGTGGGCCGGGGCGCACGCTCCGCAGCTTGTGACGACGAGGAATGGAGGTGGGTAGCCAGTCCTAAAAGGACGCGGCAGCCGATGTTCCGGTTGGAGTTCGACACGGAATTGTAGTTCACATAGAACAACCCGTGGTTCCCGTTCTGGTTATAGTTACCGCCGAAGTGCAGACACGGGTTGGACGCGTTGAAGTTCCAGTTATCCGACGAGCCAAAAACCAAGGCACCGACTGCGTGCGCGATCTCCCCCTGTATTTTCACGCCGCGTTTGCGGCGGAAAACCCTTTGTGGGTGATTATGTTATTCGGCCTGCGGGCCGGGGATATGCAGGAGGGAGGGGGCTGCGGCCCCCGTCCCCCTGCACCCCCTCCCCTGTCAGGGGAGTTTTTGGAGGCGGCAGCCGATGTTCCGGTTGGAGTACGACACGGAATAGTAGTACACATAGAACAACCCGTAGTACCCGCTCTGGCCATAGTAACCGCCGAAGCGCAGACACGGGTTGGACGCGCCGAAGTTCCAGTCATCCGACGAGTATGTGGTCTCGCTGCCCCCCGTTGCCGTGGGGTAAATGCACCACTCCAGGCCGCTTTTCGTCGCCACCGCAAATGCGCTGGGCCACCCGCTCGTGGGTACGCCCACGGCGGTTCCTCCGCTGGTGTCACTGAAATTGTTGGGGTTCATGATAATGTTCAGCCCCGCACTGTTGTAGTAGCATCCGTCGCCCCAGTCAAACACATTGTCCCAAAGGCCCTCAATGTTACGATACTGCGTGCCCAGACCGTAACTGTCCCGGCTGTTCTGCGTGGTTCCGGTGTGGTACGGCATACTATCCGTATAACCCATGTTTCCGGTGGCGCTGTTGTCTCCGCAGCCTTTGCCGATGGTCTTTTGGCTGTTCCAGTCTGCGAACTCCACCAGGTACAGCATCCAGATCGTCATGCGGATTTGGATGTCGCTCTGCCAGATGGTGCCGCCCAGGCCGTGGATACCGCTCCGCGCCGCGCTCCTGGTGATGTCCGCCTTGGGCTTTCCGCCGCTCTGGCTTTTCCAGTTGCTCGTGTGGCAGTGATACCGGCCAATGTACACGGTGTTCCGCTCGCCCTTTCCGTCCCCGCGGTCTGCGTGGGCCGGGGAGACATGGAAACCCGGTGTCGCCTTGTCCGCGATCTGGAGTTTCAACCGGCTCCCGCTCTTTGTCCACTTGAACCAGAATTTCGGGATAGCCACCAGCTCGCCCGCTGCGGGGTCGCTTGACCGAACCATCCCGCTCCAGGGCATCAGGTTATCGAACGGGCTTCCGTACTTGCTTTGTCCGGCCACATAGGGCACAGGGTTCGTGAAGCCTGCCGCCTTATCCGTCCGGCTCCACACCGTTGTGCTGGTGCCGTCCCACTCCACGCCGTAGATGTTCGGCATCTCCACCTTCACAGAACAGGTCTTTGCACTCGGGGCGGTGTGGTTGGCGTCCGCCGCCACATTCACCGTCACTGTGGCGTTTCCGTCCTTAATGGCAGTCACCGTGACCGTGTTCCCGTTCACGCTCACTGCCACCACGCCGCTGGGCGATGCGGTGGCCGAGACCGCCCCCGTGCTGTTCCTGGTCACAGTGATGCTCTTGCTCTTTGTGGAGGCGTCCAGGGTCATGGAGGTGGGGGAGAGGGCCAGCGTGCCTGCCGCCTTTTGAATGGCCCACGCCGCATTTTTGGCGGCCACACTTCCATCCTGCCACTGGTAGTTTTCTTTCGGCGTAAATGTCGCGTTGTAGTTGCCCGCGGCAGTTCCGCTGGTAGTGCCGCCCAGGGTCAGCTTTGTGCTGTCATAGTTGCTCCAGCTCGGGCTTTGTGCCCCGCCGGTATAGGTCAGTGCCCCGGACTGGCTGGGCACCACTGCGATCTTTGCCCGTTCAATGCGCCATACGGCGGTCTTGGCGGTCGTGCTTCCGTCCTGCCACTGGTAGTTGGCCTTTGGCGTAAAGGTCGCCTCATAGCTTCCCGCATTGGTTCCGCTGGTGGTTCCGCCCAGGGTCAGCTTTGTGCTTTCGTAGTTGGCCCATGCCGGTGTCTGTGCGCTTCCGGTATAGGCCAGCGCCCCGGACTGGCTGGGCACCGCCATGATCGTGGCCCGCCCGATTTTCCACACTACGGTTTTTGTCTCGTTGGTGCCGTCTCCCCAGGTGTACCCCTCCTTCGGGGTAAATGTGGCGTTATACGAACCTGCGTCCGTCCCCTTGGTCACGCCGCCCATGGTCATGGTCTCCGGGTTGTAGCTGTTCCAGGTCGGGCTTTGCTCGCTGCCGGTGTAGGTCAGTGTTCCGTTCTGGCTGGGCACAGCGTCGATGGTGTGCCCAATTTTTGTGATGGCGTCCAGCGCCGCGTCCGCAGACTTCTGCGCGTCGATTGCTCTTTGCGCGGCTGCGTCCATGGCCCCCTGCAAGTTTTTCGCCCCCAGCCCCTTGTTGTCGGTATAGCCAATGTCTGCGGCTTTCGTGCCATGGGGGTTTCCCGCCTTGGTCATGCTGTGGTCGTAGGCGATCTTGCCTCGATCACCGCGGTAGGCCGTACTCTGCGTTTCGCCCAGGGCCAGGTCGGAGCCGATGGGCGCATAGCTGTGCCCGCTCCACCGGTATGTGATGTTGGTTTCTGCATCCATGTAGACCTTGCCGCTTTCCGGGGTGATCTGCTCCCGGTGGGCCGGGTCAGAGTAGAAAGCGCCCTCATGGTAATAGCCCTCCACCACATCATCCACATAGCTGGGGAGCTGCGCCGCCGCGATCTTCCCGTCGTCGCCAAGTCCTGCTATGCCGTTCGGTGTGTTCACCGGCAGCTGGGCGGCGCTCACCTTGCCGTCCTTGTCCAGCCCCGCTATACCGTTCGGCGTGTTTACCGGGAGTTGGTCGATTACCACTTTTCTGTCAGTACCCAAATCCGCCTTTTTCTCGAACAGGGCCGCGTGGGCCTCCCGGTCTCCAGCGTGGGCACCCATAGCCTCGGCGATTGCCTGTCCCATGGTTTCCGCCGTCACCACAGCGACGGCGTCAATTTTGACCGTAAGGTTTCCCTGGTTGGAGAATGCCAGCAGCCCGTAGAATGTGTACACAAAGTCCGGCATGGCCTCCTTGCTCGGGATTTCAATGCCGATGTCCGTATCCGTCTGGAACAGGGCGATCATTTGATCTTCTTCCTCGTCCAGTCTCGCCCATACGCCGAACTGGTTTAGGTTGTACCCCACCGCAGCCTGTGCCGTCACTTGCAGTTTGAGCCTCTGGCCCTTTTCTGCCGGTGTGTTGGACACGATGCTCACCGTCTGCTTTTCGTTCACAAGAGCCGACTGCGCCAGCATGGCGGTCTGCTCCACTCGCCCTTGCCCCGCCGCCGCTCTGGTGATATGCAGGTTCTTCCCCTCCACCCACCGGGTCAGCAGGTCGTTTCCGTTGTTCGTGATTACGCCTAACCAGGCCATGTTTTATCCTCCTGTTCTCTCGGTTGTCCCGAAGTCGATGATTACCGCTCCTACGCAGGCCGCCAGGGCGTGTGCCGTGGCCGTCCCTGTTTTGGTGTCCGGGCTTGGGTTCACCCGGATGGTGGTGCAGCCCTCCACGAACTCAGCACCTACATAGGCCGCCATCCCGTAAGCTGTCGCCACGCCGCCCGCATCGTAGTATTCCACCTCCTCCAAGTGGGAGCTGAACCGCTTTGCCGCCGCAAGCCGCCGCTCGATCTCTCGCAGCGACATGGCCGCGAACTCCTCCCGCTCCTCTACCGTGACGATGTTCACCCGCAGCCGGAACCTCCCGTGCGTCCCGCCGTACTCAAACCATTCCTCCAGGGTCGAACCCGGATAGATAGCGTCCGCTTGCGCCCGGACTGCGCCCACTGTGCCCATTGTCCGCCGGATGGTCAATGCTGTTTTAACGATGCGCCGTTTCCGGTCGATGTCGTACCCGGTATCATACCAGTCGATTTTCCAGTTGACTGCCAGGGCGTCAAGCACCGGCTCCGCCACGCTGTCGATGGCGGTATAGATTTGGCTGCCGTCGATATAGTCCATGGTCTTTTTGTGCAGCGCAGCAGCGGCCATGGACAGCGCCTTGACCCACGGCTGTTCCCGCACGATACGCGGCAGGCCGTCTGTGATCTGCGCATCTCTCAGGCTTTTAATCATCCTCCAGCCCTCCGTAGGTCGCCGTCACACCGGTGCATTTCGGCAGCATCATGGTCTGCACGGCCACATCCGCCGGGGCTGTCAGCTTCACCCGCTTTGCCCCCGCCGCCCGCAGGCGGGCGATCAGCTCCGTCGGGTTGATGTCCCGCCCAAGTTTCCGCTGCCATGTCTGGAAGTCCTTGACCGCCGCCGTTACCTTGCTCTGGATTTCGCTTGCGCTTCTCTGGTTGCTCTCTGCAATCCAATAGGTGAACGATATGGTATAGTCCACCTCCTCCGGTGCGAGGCAGCTTACATGGTCGCACAGCGGGCGGATGGTCTCGTCGTCCATGTGTTCCGCCATGCCCGCAAGCTCCGTTGTGTTCGGCAGTCGAAGCCCTGTTTCATCCTCGATCACGAAGTAGATGTTCACCTCGTCCGGTTGCGGGCTTACGATGCGGACATCCGCCACATCCCCGCGCCATTCCCGCGCATAGTATTCATAGGCGTCCCGCGGCCCGGCGCAGCTATAAACGCTCGGCGCAAGGTAGATGCGCCTGGTCAGGCTGTCGTCGTCCTCGGTGTCCAGTCCGCCCGTACTCGGTGTTGTGTTGCTCACGCCGGAAATGTACGGAATGGGGTCTACCAGTATTTTGATTGCACCCGAAAGGATGCCGCTGCTCTCCGCTCCGGCTTCCTCGGCTTGTACCACAACATCCGCATAGCTCTCGCCCGCCTTGATCTCGGCGTACTCCAGGCTGTTGAAATACTTCCCGTCCTCGGTTTTCACCCGTGTTCCCGCCGGGATAGCAACAACGACGCTCCTCGGCTCCTCCAGGCTGAACCGCACAGAGGCCGTGGCCCGTTCCGGCGCTTTCCTGGTCAGCCCCACCAGCGCCGCCAGCGCATCCAAGGCGCTCCCGGTGCTGGTTTTCAGCATTTCCATTCTGCCCTTTGCGTCCGCATACTGCATGGTCTGATATTCCATCGCGCAGAACGCTTTAATCAGCAGGTTCACTGTGTCGGCGTCCCCGATCTCCGGGTCTTTCCCGGTCAGCTCCCGGTAGTATCCGGCGTACAGTTCCCGCATTTGATCTTCCGTCTCCTGCAAGGTCATGTTCTCGATGAAGTTCAGCTCCGGGCAGTTCTCCAGCTCAATGATATTAGACAATTTCGATCACCACCTTTGGGGTCATAGTTCCGTCCTGCGCCTTTCCGCCCGTCCATTCCACGCGGGCCACCTTTGCCCGCGGCTCATACCGTTCGGTTTTGCGCACATATTCTGCAACCAGGAGAACTTGCGCATTCTCCTGTGGGCAGTCGATGATGCTGCCGTCAATTCCAAACTCCCGGTCAAGCGCCTGCTCTCCGGCCACAGTCCCATACAGCACTTGCAGGTTTCGATATACCTCCCGTGCCGTGCTGTCGTCCACCTTGCCCGGCAGTATCTCGATCACAGCATTTTCCGTGTTCAGCATAGTGCCCTCCTTACAGGTATTCTTCGATGGTCAGCGTCACTTTGCACTCCACCATCGCCCCCCGGTGCAGCACCACGGCCCACTCGTCGCTGATGTCGGTGATTTTGAACGGATACGGCGAAAGGGGCGAGCCGCCGATAATGAACCAGTCCGCCACATCCTGCTCTGCCGCGCGTTGCAGGCGTCGCAGTGTGCTTCTCGGGTTCACCCCGTCCTGTGCCCGAAGCAGCAGGTCATACGAATATTTCCGCAGCTTGGGCGCAATCCACTGGCTCCTTGCCCTTGCCCCGGTTCGGTTGTGGGTTGCCCACTCGCTCCCGCCCTGTCCTTTCAGGCCGCTCGGTGTCAGGATGCGCCGGTCGCTCACCGTGAATGACACCCCCATATAGCTCCCCAGCGCCATGTGCGATCTCCTCCTTACTTTGGCGGTGTGGTCCCGCCGCCCAGGCTGTCCTCGTGCGTGTGGTTGACAAGGCTTTTCCCTTGTATGACAATATCGCCCGCCGGTGCCTCCGCCTTGATCTCCGGGGCCGACAGGTTGATTTTGGTCGGACTGGTCACGGTCACATCCCCCGCCTCTGTCACGGTGATTACCGCTCCGTTCAGCGTGATCTTTGCCTCGCCGCCCGACACTTCGACTTCCACGCCCTTTGTCACCGTCAGCGTGTACTTTCCTCCGGCGGACACGCTCAGTTCCCCCGCCGCCTCGATGCTCGCAAAGCTCCCGGCCTCGATGCTCACCGATGTTCCCGCCACAAGGCCGACGCCCGTTTTCGCATTCAGGCTGATGCTGGCCGAGCTGCTTTTAGCCTGGAATTGTCCACCGGCCACCAGGCTGATGGGGCCTTTCGCTTCGTCGAAGATTTCTCCGTTGCAGGTGCGCCCGGTGCGCTTGTCCACATACTGCGTGTACACGCCCGTATTCTCGTCATACCTGCTGTAAGCCCGCCCTTTTTGCGAACCGTACTCTTTCCGGTAAAGTCCCTTGAAGCCCTCTGCTGGGCGGTTTGTTTTGTTCCAGACCGTTCCCGTCGTCGTGGCCGCCGCAAGGCCGCTGCTGGTGTGCGCCACGCTGACGATCTGGCCGATCACCGGCATTTTGTATTCGCCGTTGCTGATGGCATTGATCTTCCGCGTCACGCTTTGCCCCCGGTCAAAATATGTCACTTCATAGGTGCCCGCCTCATAGTCGATGGCGCTCACGCGCCCCGTGCGGTTCGTGCTTGCCACCGGCTATCCCTCCTTTTCTGTGATGCAATAGCTCGCTGGCACCCATCCGGTCACATTCTTTCCTACCGGTAGCTTTCCGCACCGCGCCGCCGTGTTGGTCATGCGGTATCTCCCGTTGATTAAGATGCCATCGTAGAAATAATAGGTTCCGCTCTTGTGACACGCCGGACTTGCCGATGTGCTTGCCACATAGAAAGGCGCATTTGTCAGCGTCACCGACGCCCCCGCTTCGGCTCCCGCCGCCGAGCTGGCTGCATTGGCCGCCGGGCTTGTGGTGGCGTAGGCGCTGTCGTAATCAACGCCGCTGTCCTCCTCCGGCTCGTGGTACTCGATCTTCCCGCCCACATCCCAGTAGTGGAACGCAGTTCCGATGCCGCTGCACTCGAAATCCGTGGTAAGTCCGCTGGCGCTCACCTTATGCGTCACCTTGTCAACAAAGTATTTTCCGTCCAGCTTGCCGTACCCGGCCAGATTGATGCAGTTTCCCGCACTCACCAGCCAGTCCCCATCTACCCCGAAGCGCAGCCGTACCGTGCCGTGGTTGGCGTTGTTCAGCTCCGCGCACAGTTGGACGCTGGCATCATATACGCTGGTCGCTCTCCGGTTCACGCTCTTTGTGTGTGTCCCTCCGCCCACGCTGCACACGATGTCGATGTCCTTGTCCGCGTCGGTGTAGTTGAAGTACCCGCCGGTGTATGTGCCGGACAGGGTGGTGGTATATGCAAAACTGCCCGGCCTGATCTGCGTCCGGTGGAAAGTCTTTACCGCTCGCTTTTCCTTGTACTGCTCCCGGTCATACACCCACAGCCGCCGGGCGTAAACTTTCAGGATAAGGCCGTAGTTTTTGCATAGCTGGTTGTAATAGCCGCTGTCCGTTCCGTCCTGCTCGTCGCACTCGATGTCATAATCGTCTGCATCGTAGGTGAACGCCAGCCCATACCGGCCCGCTATGGTCTCTCCAATTCTCTTGATGCTGGTGTTTTTCCAAATGGTTTCCCGCTCCAGCTCCGAAAAGTCGCTGTCGCTCGGCTTGCTCACGCCGCCGATCTGCAAGGTGGTTGGTGCATCAGAAAAGCTCACATCATCCAACACGAATAACCCGCACTCAATGATGCGCCTGTCTCCCTGCGCCTCCCAGTTGTACCCCCGGATGCGCGGGCGCAGCGTCGCGCCCTTTTCCGGTAGCCAGCCCCGCAGCCACTTTCCATCCTGTGCGTCCAGCGTGATGTCAATGCTGTCGCTGTTGTCTGCCGCGCTGTCGATATAGGTCAGGCTTTCGATTTCTCCGCCTACCTGCCCGGCAAACGGGGCATTGTTGTAGCGCACATCCAGCGCCAGGCTTCTTGCTCTAATCATAGTTCGCCTCATATTTCCACGGCGGCAGCAGTCCATTCCGTTCCTCCTCCAGCGCCGGGGTAGACAGTTCCACCCCGGCTTGGAAGATAAAAGTCTCAATGTGCGCTGCATTCGCCGCCATCAGAACATCGGCATGGTATTCGCTCCCATAGACTTCCTTGGCGATCATGTCCCATGTATCGCCGCTCTTAGTGATGTATGCCATACCGTCCTCCCGTTAATAGGCCGTCCGCGCATTCCGGCGCTGCATCTGGAGATACCACGCCTCAAATCTGGCCTGCGCCTCCGCCAGCGCCTCGTCGATTACGCTGCGGTCTGCGTTCCCTTGAATGGTGATCTGCGGCGCAAAGGTTATGCCTCCGCCGCCGAAGCCGCCCTCCGCCGGGATGTCCGCCAGTTCCACCGGCCTGACGCCCAGCAGCTCACCGGCCTTGGCCCATGTTGCAAGGTTCTCCCGCCGCACAGCTCTCTGGAAGCTGATAACCGCCTCTGTGCCAGCCTCGCCCGCGATGCTCGCGCCGTTGGTAAATCCGCCCCGTGCCAGCATCGGAATTTCCGGGATATTCAGTCCGAATGTTTTTCCGCCCAACCCCGGCACCCAGTCCGGGATGGTGATATTCAGCCCATTGATGCCTGCGATTGCCTTGTTGATAAGCGTTATAACGGCGTTGATCGGGGCTTTGAACAGAGCGCCCAGGGTGTCGAAAATACCTGTGAAAATCGACCGCACACCCTCCCACGCCTGCCGCCAGTTGCCTGAGAACACGCCGGTGATGAATGTGATAACGCCTTCAAAGATGGTCTTTACCCCCGTGATGGCGTTGCTGATACCCTCGGAGAATACCGCGATGGCTGCCAGGACAGACGGCACCACCACCTGTCCGATATTCAGCAGGATGGTTGCGAGGGTGCGAATGACCGGCATAACAAATTGAATAGCCTGGCCGATGATCTGCGCCACCGTCATAACCGCCGAACCAATCCCGCTGATGATACTGGAGATATACGGGGCCGCCGTCTGGATGGTTTGCAGAATGACCGGCACCACCGTCTGCGTGATAAAGTTGAATATCCCCTCAATGATTGGCTTTACCGTTGTGTTGGCAAAGGTCACGACCTGGCCCACAACGCCCATTACCGATTGGAGCATCTGCACGATGCCGTCAAACGCCCCGGCAGCCGTCTCATTCCCGGCAAATATGCCGCCCTGTCCGAACAGCATTTCTCGGAAACCGGACAGCGCACTTGCCACGCCTCCGTCCACAAACAGCCCGCTGATGAAGTTACCCACATTGGACAGTGCGCCTGTGAACTTGTCAAAGATGGCAAGCCCCTGTTCTCCGAATACCCCGCCGACGATTTCCCATATATGCTCCAGGTTGTCACCCAGCAGGCTGACGACCGCAATAATGCTGGATACCACGCCCACGACCGGGAGCGCCCCGGACAGTAGGGTTCCGAAGCCGCCTGCGATTGGCCCCCAAATGCTTCCCATCAGCTTTCCACTGCTTTTTAGCAGTCCGCCACCGCTTCCGAGTATGTTCTTGATTGCAGCGCCTCCACTCAGCGTTGAGCCAAACACTGCATCGTTAAACGACATCAGGCCCGTTAGGCCCATTAGCCCTTTTCCTTTTCCCCCTCCAAGAGAACCGAACAGCGTTTTTGCGCCCGCTCCTAAACTCCCGAAAAATCTCGCACCAGCGGTTCTTTGCCCTTTTATCCCGGCAAAAACGGAAGATGCGTATTTCCCTGGGCCACTGTTCATCACAGCATTTTTTAGCCACCCAGTCGCCGTAAGTCCGCTTTGTGCTGCGTTGGAGACAGTCTCAAAAACACTTCTGTTCGCAGATGCGGCAGTCTTTTTTCTTCCGCTAAAGAGGCCGCCCCAATTTTGGAGTACCGCTCCAACGCCTATTGTTCGACTTCCCGCTATCTGTTGACCTAACAGCGCTCCATTCCACAAGGCACTTGCATTTCTTTGAACCTTGCCCGGCATACTCACTCCAGCACCAAACAGGCTTTTGATACCGCCGAACAGCATACCGCCCACGCCGGAAAGCAGCCCCTCCGCCGCCGGTGCCAGCTTCATTCCCGCAAAGGTGGCCGCCAGTATCCCGATGATATGGGCCACCTGTTCGCCGTTGTTCAGCAGGTAATCCAGGCCCTTTTGGATGTAGGGCAGCGCCCAGTTCATCGCCGTGCCCAGCTTTTCCACACCGCGGCTCGCCAGTTTTCCCAGGCTCTCTGCGAGCTTGGTCAGCTCCGGCATATTCTCCCGGACGCCCCGGATGAACCCGATCATGGACAGTCCAAATTCCTTGTAGGCTGGGAGAAATGCGGTGCCGATGTCGTCCATCAGCGCAGACTTGGCGCTTCCCAGCATGGTTTCTATGGCCTCCGGCGTCGTCGCCTTGATGATGAACTCTTTTTCCATGCTCCCGCTCCAGACGCTTGCATTGGAAACCTCTTTCAGCATCCCTGTCAGGAGGCCCAGGTTTTGCGTGAGCTTTGCTCCGCCCTCAATGGCCCACTGTCCAAACAGGGCATTGAGCGTGGATAGCTTCTCAGCGTCCGGCAGGTTGTTCACTGCTTCAAACACTTTCAGCAGCGTTCCCGTGCCGTCTGTCTGCATTGACTTTGCGATTTGCGTCGCCGAGAACCCCAGTCGTTCAAATGCCGCTTCCTGGGCGGCTGTGGCCGTGCTGCCCTTTGTGATGTTGGTATAGATGCGCTTGATGCTGGTGCCCACCCGGTCAGTGCTTACGCCCATGGCCTGCATACTGGCCGCGATGGCCGCCGTCGCCTTAACATCCACGCCTGCCAGTTGGCCCATGGATGCCGCATCATTCACGCTTTGGGCGATCTCCGCCGCCGTAGTGGCGTAGTTGTTGCCCAGGTAGTTGATGACATCCGCAACCTCCATGACCTGCTCGTGGTTCATGTTGAACGCCTGTTCCCATTTCGCGCCCCAGTCGCCTGCCTGGTCTGCGGAAATGTCCATAGCCGTTCCCCACATGGCGATGTCTTTCAGGAAGTCCGTCTGTGTCAAGTCCTCAAAGGTTTTTCCCGATTGGCCTGCCGCCGCGGCGAGGCGTGTCAAATCCTCAAAGGTGTACGGTATCTGCGTACTCAGGTCTTTCAGCCGTTCTTCCAGGATGGCGTAATTTTCCGCATAGGTTCTCCCGTTCTCCGCCATCTTATTGCTTACTTTTCCGGTTGCGTCCGCCATGCCGTCCACGACCTTGACCACATCGGACATATAGTTTTCAAACTTTGCAGCTTCCTTGGTGCATCTTGCGATGGTTGCCACCGTTCCCGCCGTCAGCGCACCCATAGCCGCCAGTCCCGCCGTTCCGATGTTGCTGATACTTTTGGCGAAGCTGCCCAGCTGCCCTTGGCTACTGGCCAGCGCCGCCGTCAGGCTCTTGTCCATCTTTCCGGCGATCTTGATGCTAAGCTCTAATGTTTTGTTCTTCGCCATTCCTCCGCCACCTCGTCATTCAGTTCAACAAACTCGCGGACAGGCAGCTTCAAGTAAAATTCAAGGCTCGTCCCTGTCACCGAGGACAGTCGGATTGCCGCTTTCCGCAGGGCTTTTGCCCCGCCCTTTACTCGAAAAAATCCGCGTCGTTCACCGCGTTTTTCAGTTTCAGCAGCTCATACAGCGGCAGCGAGGTGAAGAAATCCTCCGGGATGCCCGTCGCCATCGAGGCGATCACGCAGGCGTACAGATAGTTGGTGCCATTCTCCGTCACCGCAAAGCCCTCGCGGGCCAGCCGGTTTTCTGCCTCACTCTCATTCAGGGTGTTCAGGTCGGCAACGCCGTTCAGGTCGATTTCCCGGTACTCCTTCCCCTTATAGCTGTGAGGCTTCCCCAACTGCATCACATGGTTCTTCGTCTCGTCGTCCGCATTCATGTATCTGCGCACCATGCCCGCTACCCGCCTAAAAGCGCCGCGCGGCATCAGCTTGAAAAATTCGATAGGCAGTCCGGTCGCCTTCGCTGCCATAGTTCTGGCAAATGCTGTGGTGGTCTCACACAGCACAGAGGCGGCAACTTCCACGCCGAAAAGCTCCAGCTGCGTGTCGATGGCGTCCCGGATGGTCAGCTTCTCCAGCCCTGACAGGTCGATTTCCTCATACTCTTTTCCCTCAAAGACATAGGGCTTCGTCAGCTTCACAACCCGCTCCTCGCTGACTTCTTCCTTTTCGGTGTTGACTTCTTGCGTTTCCGTGTTGACTTCCACCATCGCGTTCTTGATTTCCTCCATGGTAATGCTCCTTTCGGCCGTCGTTCGTTTAGAAAAACACGGCCCACCCGCAGACCGGGGGGGCCGTGTTCCGTTTTCCGGGTTATACCAGGCTGTTCACGCCAGCCAGCATATCATTTCCGTTTACCTTGTAAATGCCGTTCAGCTTGTCCACTTCCAGGAGTTGTGCGCCGTCCACCTCGATCATGATGTAGGTCAGCTCCAGGGTAATGGTCGCCTCCATGGCCTCGCCCTTTTCAACCTTGCCGGGGTTGAAGCTCTTGACGCGCCCAATCTCCACCACCCGCAGGCCCTTGAAGTTATAGCCGCCCGTTTTGTCATAAACCTGCTGTGCCGCTCGCAGGGTCAGGTTCACCGTGGACAGTGGCGACAGCATATCCATGGCGGAGCTGTACAGGGTGTTGAACTGGATTTCCTGCTCCATGCTCTCAAACTGCCCGATGGTGGGGCTGTCCAGTTCGCCGTTGACGCCCACGCCGGATACGGTGCTGGTTTTCATATTGATCTCCGGCAGGGTCACAGATGCGGCCACGCCGATCATTTTGCTGCCATCCAGATAGGCGTTATACTCACTGATTTTCTCAGGAATATAGTTGCTGCTAATCATACTTTGTTCCCTCCCTTATCAGTTCAGCGCAGCGGAAAGGGCATTGGGGTCAAACTCAATGATGTCCTCAATGTCCTCCGCAGGGGTAAACGGAGTGATGTACTGGTGGAAAGTGATCTTGCCGTTGAGCAGGTCGGTTGTGGTGTTCTCGTCCTCGTTGTAAGTGATCTCGTACCGGGCGCACACGCCGCGGGCCACAAAGCCGTTGCCCCGCACATTTTCGCTGTCCACGATGGCCTCGATCAGCCGCTTGTTGGCCGGGCTGTCAACTTTCTGGAAGTAGGTCAGGATAAAGCTGTTGGCTGCCCAAGTCATAAACCGGCGGACGCTGAACCAGCGGTCTTTGGGGTCGGTGATGCCAGGGTATGCCGCAGTGTTGTTGCCCCACAGGCGGAACCCGTTCATGTTCAGCCAGGTTGCCACGCCGAAGCTGTTCACCGTGTTGGCCTGCTCCTGGTCAAGCACGACCTCTGTTCCGTCTGCCAGGCAGGCGGCGGAGATCGCCAGCGTCTTATTACTGGGACTGACATTGGGTGTGTCGTCGTTCTGCGCATCTGTGTACGCCGTCAGGGCGGCAGCCAGGGCGGAACCGCTGTACACCACCTCGCCCACCTTGGCATAGGGCCATACGGCGTATGCGTTGGGGTCGCTGACCGCCTGCTCCTCCTTCTTGGTTTTAACATCGGTGTACTTCACTGCACCGTCCGTCTTGCTGTTGATGTCCACGATGCACACCGCGCCAAACACGCTATTGATGCTCTTGGTCTTTGCCTGGAGCGCAGCAGACACCGTGGCGTCCGCGCTGAACCTGGGGGCCAGCAGAATGCCGGGGGTCATGGACAGCTTGGGATATACCTGCCTCACCACCTCCAGGCCGGTTTCCTTGCCGGAGGAGATGTCCACACCGCCCACGATGTCCGCGGCTTTGACCTTGCTCGGGTCGATCTTGCTACCGGTCGCAGTCAGCGTGGTTGCCTTTTCACCGGCTCCGCCTTTGAGCAGTACGATGTTCAGGGTGCCGTCGTTGTTCCATGTGGTCGTGTAATCCTTGCCTGCCTCCAGCGGTGTTGCATCCGCCTTGATGGTCAGGCCCTCCAGCAGTACACCCACTTCGTCCAGCACGGCCACACCGTCGTTTACCTGCATCGTCTTTTCCGAAATATCCGCCTTGTGCTTCGCCGGGTCAAGCACATTGATAAGCACCATCGGGGCCACGCCCACCACGCTGAACGCCGCACTGATGCACTCGCACAGGGTATAGGCTTCAAAGTCGTCGTTGTAGCCGACGGCCTCCACAGCCTCCTTGTAGTTGTTCACCAGCAGCGGAACATTGACTGCCGCCGCCGGGTCTTTCAGCATATTCACCGGTGCGGTTCCCACGATCACTTGCAGTCCCGCCGTCCCGACAATAGGCGCAGTCAGGCTGGTTTCCACCTCGCTGGTATATACGCCATGCTTGTAAGCCATATTGTTTCCTCCTTACAGCTCAGATTTGATTTTGTGGTACAGGATGGCTTCTGCCGTTCCGGCAGTCTCCATCTTCCTCCTGGTCTCCGCGAACTGCTCCACCGGCACCAACAGGGCCTTTACCTCCGGGTGCCGTTCAGAAAAATCCTCCAGCGCCTCCGGGATGCCTCCGCTGAACACCGTGTACTGCTTCGCTACGCCCCTTACAGTCGGGCCGCAGTAGACAACAGGGCCGGCCTTTTTCTTCCGCCCTGCCGCTCCTTCCGCCCGCTCGGCCATACCCATGGCCGACGCCTCTGCTTTCCTGCTCATACCAGTCCCTCCAATTCCGTGTCCTGTGTCATAGCCGGGGCCGTGCAGGTCAAGGTGCAAGCCCCGAAATAATACGGGTGCGTATCATCCTGCTGCATAGCCCATACGACGGGTTTCAGGATGGTGAACGCACCGCCGAAATAGGGCCTCGTACAGACCCGCTGCACAATGTCCTCTTTGATGTTCGCCACATCCTGATAGCCCTCTCGCGCTCCGCCCTCGTCGTATGCGCATACGATCAAGCTGAACTCCACCGTCTGCGGCCCGCTTTCGTCCTTAATGGCTCCGCCGGTCATGCGGGCCACGATATAGGGGGCCGCCGCCGCATCCGTGTCCACATCCGCGTCGTAGTCCTCCGGCACCGGCAAATCCTGCTTATAGATGTTCAGCGGTTTTCTGCCCTGTTGGCCGTTGTACTTTTTCCCGGCGAAAAGCTCCTCCAGCATCTCGATCAGCGCGTCTTGGCAAAGCTGCGGCGTCCGCCCAATCCCTGCGGCTTTCACCGCATCCATGTAATCTTTCATCGCCTATCCCTTTCTGGCCTTTGCCCGCGCGATCACCCGCTCGGTCTGCTCCATCAGTCTGTCGTACAGGTATTCCGTTACCTCCGGTTCCACATAGGGCCAAACGGTGCTGTGCATCGCAGTTGCCGACGGACTTCCCATCGTCACCAGCTTTTCCACTTTCCCGTCCTTGTTCCGCCACCGCGGACGCCCCCGCTCTGTAACCGTATGGCTGGAGCTGGAGCCGATGCGCCGCTGAACCATGCCCACATGGCCGCTCTTGAACTCCACCAAAAAGCCCTTGCTCAGATTGGCTCCGTCGCCGGTCAAAGCGGTCATGGTAGAGGATTTCAGAACTCGCGCCTTTACATGGGCAGGCGCTCTGCGCAGGACATCCCGCCCCTTGAAGCTCTCTGTCGGCCTGTGCTGGAAATAGCCCAGGTCGTTCCGCATCTTCTCGATGTGAAGCTCTGCGCTCAGACTTGTGTTCGTGGCCTTTTTCCGCTGTACCAGGTCTTTCAGGTGCCGCCGCCCAGCGGCGTTCACGGCATACCTGGCCTTTGCCTGCGCCACCATCAGCTTTCTTGCCTGTCGTGCTGTGGCGTTGATCGCTACCTTGGCCGCCGCCGGGGTCTTTTTCTTCAAGTCCCCCAGCGCTCGCTCCACATCCTCCAGCCCGTCCACTGTGATGGTCATGGTTCCTGCGTCGTAAGTCACCCTGCTCATTGTCTCGTCCTCTCCATGGTGATGCGGTAAATACCCGCTTCTTCCTCGCAGTTCAGGATACTGTAAGTCCGCTGCTGCGAGGTGCCCTTATCCATGACCAGATGCTTCCCGATCTTCGGCTTCGGCCCGTAGTCCTTTACCCGGATGTACAGCACGGTGGATGCGGTGTATAGGCCCGTATCAAAGTTCTGTTTCGCTCCGGCTTCCCAGTGCGAGTTGTGTTCTTTCAGCCGTTGGTCATCCACAATGACCAGCGCCTCTTTCCCGTCAACCGTGTGCAGGTCTGCGTGTTCGTCCTGCTCAAAGAAAGTCAGGTCGATGTCTGCCGCTGCACAGTCTTTGAAAGTCGGCGCTTTCCACTCCGTTTCCGGGTCGCTTCCAAAATCCTGTTCCAGTTCAAAAAGTGCCATGCTGCACCTCCGCAGAAAAACTCCCCCGCCTGCACACAGCAGGCAGGGGATTGAATTGTCAGCACACAGTAGCTACCAGCCAGCTGTCCACCTTGTCGGGGATGGGCAGGGGGTGGGCCTGCAATTCTACCATGCGGCGGTCAGGGTGATGCTCCACATAGCTGCGCAGCAGGCGGCTGGTCTGAGAGGTCACCCACAGGCCGCTCGCCTGCTCAATGTAGGTGCAGGCACCATAGGCCATCATATAGTTCGGGTGGGAACTAATCAGGATAACCGCATTGTCGGGAATGAGCGGCTTGGTGGCGGGCTCCTCCGGGTTTGTCCAGTCGTCGTAGTACACTTCGCCGTAGGCGTACAGGTCGAGACTGGGGTCAGTCAGGTGCCCCAGGTACTTCACGCCGTTGGGCAGGTCACGGGGGTTGATCTCTCCCATGTTCATGCGGCGGTTGTCCATCATCTTCTGGACATTGGCATCGGCAAAGAATTTCTTCTTGGCCTCCTTGCCCAAAATCGCCATATCCACATTGGCAAAGCCGCCGGTCAGCACCTTGTCAGTCCAGTCGCCCAGGTTGCCCAGGATGTCAGCCTTGGTGCCGCCCCACTTGTTTTCGCCGCTCAGAGTGATCTTGTTGGTAAAGCCGAAGTCGATGACCTCGTTCACGCCCTCGCCCACAATGGGGATGGTGCCCGTCACGATTGCCTGAACGGCCATCCACTCTTCTCTGCGGGTGGTGGCATCATTCAGGGTGGCGTACTCCTCCATCAGCTTCTGAGCCGCCCTCTGGGCGGGGGTCATACCGCTGTACAAATCCTCTCCCGGCAGACGGGTCATAAGCTGGTCAGCCGTTGTCACATCATAGGGGTTCACCAGAGGGGGCTTGTAGCTCTCGGTGGTGTAGCCGTTTGCCGTCAGCACTTTGCCGCCCAGGCGGGGATGCACAAACGCCGCCATGCGCCGGTCGCCCTTCACCAGATCAATGTCCACCCGCTCGGTGGAGAACGGCTTGACATTGGTAAAGAAAGTGTCTCGGAAATAGGTGCGGACAGGGGGTGCCTGCCGCACGACCTCCGCCAGATAGCGAGGGCTGTAAATATTCACTTCGTTAGCCATTAAAGTTTCCTCCTTACTTCAAAAAGATGCCCAGTGCGCGGAAAGGAACCTCCAAATCCGCCGCAGAGCCATTGGCAGGCAGTACCAGTGCATTGGCAAAAAACTCGCCGCTCAGGTACACAACGCCCTGCTCTCCGCTCTTTACATCCTCCGCGAGAATGCCATACAGGCCGGTGGCCTCGGTCTTATAGGTTCCAGGGCCGCCGCTCACCGTCACAGCGGCCAGTTTGCCGGAGCCGTCCAGCACCACGGGAGCGCCGCGCTTCAATGCGGCTGCCGCCTCCTTTGCCGCAGTGACGATCTCCGCCGTCCCGGCGATCAGATAGTCAGGCTGGGTGGAAAAGGTCTTTTTCGCCAAATCCATACTCATGTTCGCTCCTCCTTACTTCTTGCCGCCCATGGACTTGATGGCGTCCATGAACTCGTCCTGCTCGCCGTTCCCCGGCGTCTCCTTCTTCACGCCGTCCAGATGCTCGGCGTCGTTCTTTGCCCCATTCAGCCATGCGTTGCCCTGCTCCTTGGCTTTCTTCATAGCGGCCTTGGCATAGGTGCTTGCGCTGATTGGCTTGGTGTACTTGGCCTCAAAGGTCTGCTCCTCGCTGCCAGGCAGGGCCATTTCCTCGATGTCCTGGATGCGCTGGCGCTCGTCGCTTCTGGCCTGCTGCGCCGCCGCCTCCTCGATCTCGTTGACCAGTGCGGGATAGGCCCCGCGCAGATCGTCCACGGTCTTGATCTCGTTTGCCATGTTTTTTACCTCCTTATGGCAATTTTTATTTACAAAACAGTCGGCGGCGGTTTTTGCTGCCTTGCTGCTTTGCACAAAGTCAGGTGCCTTGTCGAAAGGCAAGTGCATATTGACGCTGTTCACGAACAGCATCCCGTCCCGGTTTTCCACGACGGTTTCCTCTGCATCGTCCACCAGCTCGTCGATGAAGCCGTTCTCCTTGGCCTGCTGGGCTGTCCACCATTTCGTTTCATCCATCCACCCGGCCACTTCATCCTTTTCTCTGCCGGTCTTTTTGGCGTACAGGCCCGTGATGCTCTCCCGGATGGCGTCCAGCGCCTCAATGTACTTTTTCAGCTCCTCGGCGTTGTAGTAGCCGTATGCGCCCATGCGAACCGGATGCACCATGTAGGTGCTGTCGTTGGCTGCGATCACCTTTCCGCAGTGACAGGCCACAATGGTTGCCGCGCTGGCACACAGCCCGTCGATCTTGGCCGTCACCTCCGCCGGGTGCTGCTCCAGCTGATTTCCGATTGCCTGGGCGGCAAACACATCTCCACCGCCGCTGTTGATGCGCACCACGATCTTGTCCAGCGCCCCCAGTCCTGCCAGCTCCTCCGCGAACTGTCTCGGCGTCACTTCATCGCCCCACCAGCTCGTTTGCGAGATGTCTCCGTAAAGCAACAGCTCCACGGTGTTTCCCACCTGGTTGCAGAACTTCCAGAATTTCTTGTTTTCCGGCATTGTCTCTATCCTCCTATTCGCCCTCCACCGGCTTAAACGGTTCATCCGGGCTTCCGATTATATCCACCTCGCGCTTTCGCTTGGCTTCCATCACTCGCTGCTTGATGTTGCGGTTATAGTCCCCGCCGGTCATTTGTGCGGTCTCCTCCTGGGCGGTGCTGAAACAAGCCTCCACCCTCTTGATGGCCGCCGTTACTTCCTGCACCGGGTTCAGGTTCGTTCTGGCCGGGCCGTTCCACGAACAGGCCGTGTACGCCTTTCGTATAGCCGGGTCACTGAAATATCCCGGAGCCGATATGCGTCCTCGGGCCACGGCCTCTGTGAACCATTCTTCATACACCGGCTGGCAGAAGTCGTCCGCAAACCAGTCCCTCTGCATACCGCAGGTGCGCCAGAACTCATTGAGTGCGCCTCTGGCCGCCGAGTAGCTTGTGGAGAACTGTTTCAGCATGACTTCCGGCGGTATCTCCAGCGCCGCCCCGATCATCCGAATGGTCGCACTGGTAAATGCGTCATACCCTGTGTTTGGGTGTTTCGGGTCTGCGAACTGGACATCCTCGCCTGGGTTCAGGTCGATAATGGCCCCAGGCCCCAGCTCAATGCTGTTCTCGTCGCCCCGGTCGATCAGCTCCTCCGCCGGTATCATTTCTCCGAACGGTCTGCCCTCGGTCGGGTTCTGGCTCTTTACGAACACCGTAAACATGGCCGAGATCACCGCCGCTGTGATTTCAGCGTCCGTATATCTCCCGAGCTGTTTCAGGCTCTCCAGAACCGGGGCCAAGATCGGGACGCCGCGCCTCTGGCCCGCTCGTTCCCGGTTCATCACATGGAGGACATTTCTTCGGCCCGTTTTCGCTCCATACGCCTCCACCCGCTTCCAGGTAATGCCGTCCGCATCTGTGGTGCTGTGGCTGCCCAGCGGGTGATGGTTGCATACCCAATAGGCGACCACCATCCCGTCTGCGTCTGTTTCGACCCCCTGCACAATGCTGTGTACCTTGTACCCCTGCACCGTGCATGGCATCAGCCGGTCGAACCCGTCCGGGCTGCACACCCTGTCCGCCTCCACCAGCTGCACCCGCAGGTCGTATGGCTGGCCCACCTGCCTTTTCATCGGCAGCAGGGCGATTTCGTCCCCGTTCATCAGGTATCCCAGGAATGCGAGCTGCTGGAGCTGGTAGAAGTTATCTATCCTCTCTGCGTCGCACACCGGAGTATCCGCCCACAGCGAAAATTCCCGCACGATCTGCGCTTGCAGCCGCTCCATTTCTCCCTCAGTCAGCCCCAAATACTCCCCGTCGATCTGCGGCGCAGGCATTAGTCCGCCTGCGATCACATTGGTTCGCATGGTTTTCAGTGCCGCCGCCGCAGTCGGGATACCCATATAGGCATCACGGCTCCGCTGGCGTAGCACATTGATATTGTCCTCGATGTCCTCTTTCGGGCTGCCGCCGTAGAACTCCCAGCCCCTCATGCTCTTTTTGGTCAGGTTCGCACCGTAGTTTCCGTATCCGCTGTTGATTACCGACAGGGCGGCTCTGGCCGCCGCCCGCTTTGCCGCATGGACAGGGGCAACGGCAATCACCGCCCGGTCAAAGATGTTCGGTTTCGCCATGCCTGTCCTCCTTATAGGTCACGGGCCACGGCCCGATAACTCCGGTTCCGGCCCCCGTGCTTCTCCTCTGCGGACGCCTCGGCCAGTTTCCCGGCCCAGTATTCCATTTCCTCCCGAACCTGCTTCAAATCTGCTCGTGTCAGCATTCTGCTCCCGATCTGATAGCTCTGCCCGGTTGCGATTGCCTCCTCTGCTTTCATCCATGTGTTCAGCTTTTTTTGGCAAAGCTCTTTTGAAAAAACAGCCATTTAGATACCTCCTCGCATCCGGCGGCCCACCTGCCGTTTCCTCGGCTGCGGCGCTCCGTCCGTCATTTGCAGCACCGGGTTTGCGATTTCCAGCGCCGCCGTGGCGTAATTGCGCAGGTCAAGCGGTTCGTTCCGCTTGTGCTTGCTGTCTTTCAGCTCCCACACAACCACGCTCCGCCCCTTTCGGAACCGTACCACCATCTTCTCCGCAGTAAGGCCCCGAAAGTATTCCTCGTCATATCCCGCCGCCTCATTCTCCGGGAAGTGGCAGTAGTTCGGCCCCTTGGTCTCATGCCGTAGCCGCTGATATAGCAGCGCCTTTCCTGCGTCCACACCGATGATGAACAGCGGCGTTTTTACGCGGTTGTTCGTAGTTGGGTTTCGGATGTATGGCACATCGCTGCCGCCCTTTCCTTTGATGGCCCACACTTTTCTTTCCCACCGGTCTCTGGTGAAGCGATAAACCTGATCGGTATGGTGGCCGCCGCTGTCAACGCAGGCGCTTATGATATGCAGCGTCGTTCCGTCCTTTTTCTTGAAGCCGGAAAGCAGAAAAGCGTCCAGGTCTTGCCATACCTGTTCTTTGAGCATATCGCCGTAAATCTTCTGATACCGTATGCCCCAGCTCTCCTTTCCGACACCCCAGCCGACCACCTCCACCTCAAACCGGTCGTCCTGGACATCCACGCCCGCTGTCAGCACCAGCACCCCGTCCGGCACATCCGCATCGTAAACCTCTCTGCGGTTCAGCAGCACAGTGTCCTCCACCTGCTCGCCCCGCTCCTCCCAGGTCTCGCCCAGCTCCGTGTTCACCCAAACTTTCATGCCCTCCGGGTTTCCCTGGTCAAGCTGTTCTTTTGCCACAAGGAACTTTTGGACGATCTCTTTCCAGGAGCAGAAGGTGGATGCCAGCGTATTCAGGTGGAAACCTCTGGCCTCTTCCGCCGGATTTTCTGCCACGAACCGCCCCCGCTTGCTTGCCTGCTTCCACTGATATTCCCCGGATACCACCCCGCACCGCTCGCACTTGTACAGCACCTCTCCCTGCGGGTTCTCCCGGTCAAAGATCACATTGGCCCACACGAACGGCTGGTAATGCCCGCAGTCCGGGCACGGCACATTCCATTCCTCTTTCGTGCTTTGCTCGAACTCTGTTTCGATGCGGCTCTGCCCTTTGATAACCGGCGTGCTGACGATCACGGTTTTCTTGTCCCAAAAGGTCGTCTGCCGCTTCTGTGCCAGGCTCAAAGGGTCGCCCTCTGTTCCGGCGCTGGCCGGATAGCGGTCAACCTCGTCCGCCAGCAGAACCTTGATTGGGCGGCTGGCAAGGCCCGTGGCGCTGTTCGCGCCTACGATGGTGATGTGCCCGCCGGGGAAATTTTTCTTCATGATTGTGTTGCCGCTGTACCGACTCTTGACATCCACCTTGTCCCGCAGCTCCGGCGTGTCCCGTATCATGGGCGCAAGCCGGTCTTTGGAAAAAGTCTGTCCCATGTCAAGCGTCGGCTGCATCACCAGGATAGGGGCCGGGGCGTAATCCATGTAGTACCCCAGCGGGTTCAGGATAAACGCATCGGTCTTTCCGATCTGCGCGGCACTCATAATGACTACCTTTCGGATGTGCGGGTCTCCGATGGCGTCCATGATCTCCCGCTGATATGGGGCCTTGTCCGTGTGCCAGCGGCCCGGCTCTGCGCTGCTCTCCGCCGACAGCACTCGGTATTTGTCCGCCCACTCTGAAAGGGTCAGCTCCGGGGGTGGTTTCAGCACCGCCGCGCACCGGGCCAGCATATCCATGGTGGGCTTTGGCAGATCAATGATCTTTCTCTTTTTCATGTTCTTCTTTCCGTTCCAGCCACAGCCGTTCATATTCCTTTCTCACACAGCGCTGGAATGGGCATAGGACTTTGTTTCCCTCGGCGTATGCAGGCCACACGCATCCCTCGCATGGATTTTTATTCCGCTTCTTCTCCATCGCTTTCACCGTCCTGTACCGCAAAGGCCACCCGGTAGTCGCTCATTTCCTCCAGAATTTCGTCGATGGCCTGTTTCAGCTCGTCAAATATGCCAGTCTGGTTTCCCCCCATGGTCGCCAGGGTGGGGGAGAGTTTTGCCGGGAGTGCCAGAAAGCGGCTTCTGATATTCAGGAACATGGACTTGATGCCCCGCTCAATGTCCTCTGTCCGGTGGACTTCTCCCTTGCGCAGTTCATTTTCCAGTTCCGCCGCTTCCCGCTTTGCCCTCGTCAGCTTCATTCGCTCGTTGGTCAGCGTCTCTTTCCCTGCTCCGCCGATGTAGGTGATATACCGCGCCACTGTCGGCTGGAGTTCATAAAGGCCCGGCCTCGCCTCCACGATCACGCCCTCGTCCCTGAGCTGCCGCACCCGCCGCTCGGTCAGGCATAACCACTGGGCCACCACTTTGCTTGTGTAGAGTGTCATGCTTCCTCCTCTCCGCCGTCGGCAAAGCTCTCTCCGCCCATTTCCGGGTCTGGTACATCCACCGCGCCGGTGGCCCGCATCCGCAGCAGTGCCAAGCGTTCCCGCTCCAGCTCCATGCGCCGTTCGCTCTCCTCCAGTGCCCGCAGGCTGTCTGCGATCTTCGCAATACGGCCCTGCACCTTGTAAAGCGCCTCCTGCAATTTCAGCGCCCGGCTAAATGCACTGTCCTTGCTGTACATTCCCATACTCTGCACAGCCCCGTCCTTTTTGTCCTTTCCCCGCCCGCCAGGCACTCTCATGTCCATCAGGCTGGAGATATATAGGCTATCTTCCGGGGCGCTTTCATACTCGGTGATCTTCGCCAGTATCTTGTGTTCCCGGAATTTCAGGATTTTCATTTCATGCTCCAGGGCCTCTTTGCTTTTCAACGGCGTTTGCTCCACAAGCTCCCGCTCGCAGTCCGTCAGCATATCAAAAAAGACGGCGCTGTACGCTCCGTCCTTCTCCGCATTCTTATTCCCGACCGGTGCGCCCGGATGGCTCCCCGCAGCGTTCTGTTTCCCGGCGCTATTCCGGTTCCCCGGCTGGCCGCCCCGCTTTCTTTTGGGCAGCGCCTCGTCCCACTTGTCCGCCGCTTTCCAGTTACGCAGCGTTTGATAGCCCACGCCTTGCTCTTTTGCCAGCTCCCGCAGGCTTACTTCCTCGCCCCTCGCTTTTCGGGCGATGTATTCAGCCTTGGCGGTGTCGCGCTTTTCGCTCCGCTTCGGCATTTCACACCTCCAAATGATCGTGCGCCCCGGCGCAGCCTACAAAAATACCCCGCGTAGGTACGCAGGGCTTCGGCTTGCGCAGGGCGCATTCAACGGCAAAGCCCGCAGCGTTTCCGCCACGGGCTTTATTGCACACTATGATATTAACACGGAAAACCTGCGAAAGTTGCTAACTCCCCAAAATTTTTTCAAGAGACACAGTTGTATGACACCATCCCCAGGAGTACTGTCAGTAAGGTGTTTTCATGGTTCTGGTCATTCAATACCTCTATTTGCACCATGTAATCGCCATACCCGCTAATACTCAGTAGCTCTTGCAGGCTGTTGGACGCTTCCGCCGTTGTGTCCACAATCGCCTCCCACTGTTCTACCGCTGTCGGTACCCCTTGCTCCGCCAGCATCGCACAAGCTGCCAAGCCGTCCTGCCACACGCTCACAGTGTACACATACCCCTCTAAGTCAATCTCATAGTTGTTTCCAAATCCAGATAGTGCCTGTGCAAAGCGCTCCCGCAGTTCATCTTCACTGATTTTTTCTGGTTCTGTATAGTTCGAGATGTAGTCATCCTCCAGGAACAAGTATTGACCCACATCCTTTTCGCCTATTTGTACCAGCGGCCCTGTCATGGCTTCTCCGTTTTTCCCAATTTCATATTGCACACTTGCGTTCTGATCTTCCGGCTTCATGACCACAGACAGCGTGTATTCCCCAAGCAGGTAATGCCCATTATCCCAAAACATATCGCTGACAGCCTGCCCGTCCTTAACCTTTACCGTTTGCTTTTCAGAATAGCCCTCCTCGTTGCTCAGTGTCAATTCCAGTTTTGTCCCGTTCGGCAGGTTCGTGTTCACCGCAAACACCGGCAGCCCTGCATCTCCCGACACTTCGATTTCCATTTCTGCCTCGTACTGTTTCAACGAATAATATGTGATCTCCACCACATCGGTTCCCTCGTGTCGGTCTCCTTTGCGGAACAGGTTTTCACCGTTCACAGTTATCTTTGTGATTTTTCCCGCATCATCAGCAGAACTCGTTTCCTTTATGTTCTCCTGAATATTGGTAAATCCGGCTGCGGACAGAGCTTCTATGGCCTCTCCCGCCGTTTGTGTCTGCCACCCGTCACTTCCAAATGGAAGGTCGGCTGGATTTTCATATTTTGCTCCGCACCCAGACATAAGCAAAAGGAGCGTTCCCATAAATAGTAGAAGTACAATTCCTCTTTTTGTTTTCACTGCGTCGCAACCCCCTTTGTATAAAATAAAAAGTGCGGCTACCGAAGCAGCCGCACAAAAACACAAACTCCGATAGTCGCCAAACCAATCTGCGCAAACGGGTCTCCCCATACGAACAGAAACGGAATTTACATTTTATCAAATTCACTCTGTTCGCATAGGCGAATACCCAAAAGGGTATAGTAACCCCTTTGGATTTTGTTTGCGCAATTATTCAGATTGGTTTGGCCTTTGTATTATATCGCATTTTGTCGCAAAATAAAAGTGCTTTTCAAAATAATTCCTTATTCGTTTTCCTCTTGTGCTATCCATTGCATAGCCCATGGGGGATTTTTTATGCCTTGCTTGCTCATTCGCCCCCGTTTGTCGCATTTTTGACCCCCCAGCTATTTCCCGGCCCGGCCCCGGGGAAGCGATTTTTTGACCCCTTACCTAAAAAAATTTTGCGCTTCCGAACCCGCAAGGCTTGGCCTGCGGCCCAGCAGTACCTTTCGCGGGCGCGGGCGTTCCGACTTCGCGCGGGTGGGCGAGGGCGCGGGCGCGTTTGGTGTGATCTTCGGTCTGGCCGCTGGCGTTGGCTCTGGCCTTGGTTGCCCGTTCTGCTCCCGCTGGTGGTGGGCTGTCCCTGCCTGGTGCGGTGGTTGCTGTCCGGTCTCCCGGCTGGTGGCTCCCGATTGCTGTTCCCGCTGTCCCTCTGCCTGCTGGCGGCTTGCACTGCCCCCGGGCCTGCATGAGTACGCCCCACCGCCCGCGCCCGC